AGAATATTTTTAGTATGAATTTTGATCATTACATTTTCGATTTAGACGGAACTATAGTTAATACCAAAGAAATTCATCAGTTAGCATTTAATGACGCTTTGATATATTTAAATTTTCCTAAAATTCCCGATGAAGATTTATTCTCTTTCGAAGCTTTACCATCCTTTAAAAAGATACAATTATATAATTCTGTCAATAAAACAAGCATTGATATTGAAAAGTTTTTGAGAACTAAAAATGTTTTTTGTTTAAATAGAATTAAAGAATCTGATTCTATTTTTAATATAGAAATTTTCAATTTATTTAAAAAATTATATGAAGATGGTAAAAAAATTAGCATCTGCTCTAATTGTACATTAGAATCAATTATCGCAATATTAGAAAGCGCTAAGATATTAGATTTTGTAAATCATGATTGTATATTTCATAATAAAAGCTGCGAACCAAAACCATCACCTGAAATATATCGGCTAGCGGTTTTAAATTCAAAAATAAAACCAGAAAGTTCAATAATTTTTGAAGATAGTCCTATTGGGATTAAATCGGCATTGGAAAGTTTTGACAATATAAATGTCGTTAAAATATTGAATCCCGAATCGCTGTTATTATTATTTACTAAATGAACAATATAGACATAATCATTCCTTGTGCTGGAAATGGGCAGAGATTTTTAGAAGCTGGTTATGAGCTTCCAAAACCGATGATAGACGTTCTCGGCAAACCAATGATCCAAAGTGTTATTGAGAATTTAGATGTCGATGGCAAATATCATTTTATTGTTCAAAAAGAGCATCAAAAAAAATATGGAATTTCTGATCTATTAAAATCTTTAAAAAAAGATTGTAATATCATCGAGGTTGAACAAAAGACAGATGGAGCAGCGTGTTCTGTATTATTAGCTGAAAAGTATTTAAATGCAGATAGCGAGCTTATCATTACTAATTGCGATCAAATTTTTGAATGGGATAAAAACAAATTCCTAGAATTATCTAAATTTTATGATGGAATGCTTTTGTGCCACGAAGATAAAAATACAAAATGGAGTTACTGCATAGGCGATATTGAAAACGATGTTATGAATGTTAATTCTATAGTTGAAAAACCTAAAGAAATTCCAAATCATTCTTATGCAAATGTAGGATTTTATTATTGGAAAAAGTCTTCTCGATTTTGTCAAGATGCAAAAAATATGATTGCTTCAAATGACAGGGTAAACGGAGAATTTTATATAGCTCCAGTTTATAATCAATTAATCTCTTCTGAGAAAAAAAATGTAGCCGCCGTTCTTTGTAAAAAAATGTGGGGCATTGGCACTCCAGAAGATTTAGAGAAATTTTTAAATTTATGAAAATTGCAATATGCATTTCGGGACACCTTAGAAATTATAAAGAATTAATAAATAATTTTAAAAATTTTCTTCGGCATTTGGAGTCTTTTGGTAAAGTAGATATTTTTGTCGCAACATGGGATAGGGAAAATGCACCCAAAAGCTGGTCAGAAATGCATGGGCTTTCAAATTTGTCTCGTTGTAAAAATCAAGTTTTAATGGAAGATGTGCGAGATGTATATGGATCAAAAAATATTTGTATTTTTAACGATAATTTCTACTCTTCTTCATTTAGTCCATTAAACCATGAGCATATTAGCAGTAAAAATTATTGCTGGCATTCAAATGGAGTTTATAATAAAGTTATTCATTCATCTAAAATGTATTTCTTGATACACGAAGCTAATAAACTTAAAAAACAAGAAGAGTTCATTAGTGGTAATGTTTATGATGTGGTATTCCGCTTAAGACCAGATTATGAATTTATAGGAGAAAAATATAAATCAATTGACTATTCAAATTTAGACGACAAATATCTTTATGCTAGAAAGCCGCACGGAACAAATATTTGTGATCAATTTGCCTTTGGCTCATCTTCAATTATGGATATTTATGCAAATACATTTTTAAAATACGGCGGCTATATAGAGCGCGGTATTTTTGGCGATCCAGAAGAATTTTTACATCAACAAGTCCAAGAGCATAACATACCGATTCGTTTGTTAAATCCAAATGGCGAGGCGTTCGCATTCGGTTGTCTTAGATCAGAAATTTTCGAAGGACATGCAAGATAAAGAAAACTCTTAATTAATAAAATTAAATATATGAAACCAGATAATCAATATACCCAAATGCAGTTGAGTCACTATAATTCTGAGGCTAGTAAATGGTCAGTAGAGAATCCAGATGCAGTCGTCGGATCATTTCATCAACATAATAATTGGGAAGATTATAAATATCTTTTTGACCCAATAAAAAATCCAAAAGAAAAAATTGTTTTAGATTTTGCTTGTGGTCCATGCCGAAATATAGCGAAACACGGTTTTAAATTTAAAAGAATGGACGGTGTTGATATTAGTCCTATTAATATTGAAAATGCAAAAAAATACTTAGACAGTCTCAATATCACAGGCAGTAATTTATACATTTCTAATGGTGTAGATTTAGATATAATAAAAGATAATTCTTATGATGCAGTTATAAGCTCTATAGCTTTGCAACATATATGCGTTTATGATATTAGATATTCTATTTTCAAAGAAATATATCGAGTTTTGGCTAAAGATGGAATTTTTTCTGCACAAATGGGATTTGGTCATCCATCTCCATACACTGTCGATTACTATGAAAATTATTACAATGCGCCATCTACAAATAGAGCTTGCGATGTCTGCGTGGCATCAGAGAGTCAGCTCGAAAAAGATTTGTTAGAAATTGGATTTAAAGATTTTCAATTTACTATTAGACCAGTCGGACCTGGAGATTGCCATCCGAATTGGATATTTTTTAATGTCAAAAAATAATCCTCAATAAAATGACGGTTTATGCAATACGATCATGAAAATAATATCTCATAGAGGAAATTTGGATGGCATTAACCATCAATTAGAAAATGAACCCAGTCACATTTCAAATATCTTGAAAACTAGCATTGATTGCGAGATAGATGTTTGGCATGATGCTGGAGTTTATTATTTGGGTCATGATTATCCAAAATATAAAATTGAATCAAAATTTCTATTGCAAAAAGGCTTATGGTGTCATGCTAAAAATTTAAATGCTTTAGAAAAAATGTTAGAAATTGGCGCTCATTGTTTTTGGCATCAAGAAGATGATTTCACTTTAACATCTAATGGATATATTTGGACTTTTCCTCAAAAAATAGTTGGAAATAAATCTGTTATCGTAGATAATAATTCAAATTGGAAAACAAAAAACTATCAATGTTTTGGCGTTTGCTCCGATTATGTAGTCTAATATGAAAAAAATAATTATAACAGGAGTTACTGGTTTAGATTGCGTGTAAACATAATTATGATTGCAATCTATAAGCGTTTGGGACTGACAAAAGAAGAATTTGTTTCGTTAATTGAAAAAAAATATTGGAAAGAAAATCTTTCCCAAGCCTCCATAGCCAATGATATTGGTTGCCACCCAACTTCAATAGAGAATGTTTTTCGGCAAGGACTTGTTAAATCTCGGACACTTAGCGAGTCTTCCCGAAACGCAAAGAAAAGATGTTGTGAAATAACAGAAAAACAACAAGACATATTCAACGGAATGATGCTATCTGATTTCCACATAGAAAAAGGAGCATTTCAAGCAAGATTGACGTTTGGTTTTAAACATCTAGATTTTGCCAATTTTTGCATTGAGCAGTTAAATTGCTTCGATTGGTCAACTCCTACACAATCTACAATAACTAATTGCTGGCATTCGAAAAGTAAATTTTATGAACGATTAATGGATTATCATAATATTTGGTATTCAGATCGTAAAAAAATTGTTCCCAACATTAAAATAACTCCTGCCACTTTACTATTTTGGTATTTGGGAGATGGAATGTCTACTCGATATGGAGTGCTATTATGTTCAGAATCTTTTTCTCGTGAAGAAAATCAAATATTAAGTGATAAAATCACAGAACTGGGCATTAAAAATCATGTTACACCTAATAATCGTATTAGATTATCTGGAAATAAAGGCAAACAACAGTTATTATCAATCATTGGAGATTGTTCAATAGAATGTTACAAATATAAATTTTTATGAATAAAACAGCAATAGTCACAGGCATTACTGGACAAATGGGTTCCTTTTTTGCAGAATTCCTTCTGCAACAAGGCATTACCGTTATTGGAGTTACTCGCAGACTCAGTGTCCCAAATGAAGAAAATATTCGCCAAATTAAAGACAATAAAAAAATAATTTTTGAGTTAATGGATCTTGGCGATAGTCATTCAATTAATAACATCGTAGAAAAATACAAGCCAGACTACTTTATTAATTGTGCTGCTAATAGTTTTGTAGGAACAAGTTGGGATTGTCCAGAACAACATTTTGAGTATAATTGTTTGGGTGTTTTGAGACAGCTAGAAGCTATCCGTAAACATTCGCCATCCACTCGTTATGTTAATTTTGGATCTTCTGAAGAGTTTGGAGATGTTGTGACCGTTCCACAAAACGAAACACATCCAGCTCGCGCTAGAAGTCCTTATGGAGCTTCCAAGATTGCAGCTAGACAAATTATTAAAGTTTACAGGGAAAGTTATGATCTTTTCGCGATCCAGTGTTGGTGCTTCAATTATGAGTCAGAGAGAAGAGGCTGCGAATTCGTAACGAGAAAAATTACAAAAGCAGTTGCTAGAATTAAAAAAGCAATTGATAATGAAGAAGCGTACGATCTTTTGGAGTTGGGTAATATTAATTCTCAAAGAGATTGGAGCTACTGCCCTGATTTTGTCGATGGAGTATGGAAAATGCTTAATCAACAAGAACCACGCGAATATGTCTTGTCCTCCAATGAAACGCACACAATTCGCGAATTCGTTGAACTCGCATTTGAAGCTGCTGGCATTCATGGCGAATGGAAAGGCTCTGGCATCAACGAAATCTTTCAGCAAAAAGAAACTGGTAGAGTGCTTATGGTAATCAATGAAAAATTCTATCGACCAGCCGAAGTTGAACTTCTTCTTGGCGATTCAACCAAAGCTCGTCAAGAACTTGGATGGGCTCCTAAAACTTCTTTTCAAAATTTAGTTGACAAAATGGTTTCTGCAGACATACTATCTCTTGATGGCAAAGAGCAAGATTAATAAAAAACAAATACTCGCAAGACTCACGCTTGTCCCTCTAAAGGATAAGCGTTTGTTTTATATGCGAGAAATGAAGCTCCTTAACGATCTGTGCGAAAGGTATTCGCTAGAATTCATGAACATCGTTTCCTTTGATAAAAAGTTCGACTCTCTAGCTTATATCGTTTGTGATAAACTACAGGAGACAATGGATCAAAAGTTTCGCGCATTCAATTTTAAAGTTGACACATCCAAGTATAGCGTTTATGATATAGGAGAAAAGGTTGGCGAAGATGCCAAGGTGGAAAAGAAAATTAAATCATTAAAGAATTTTTTAGATGGCTAAAATTAAAGAAGATAAAAATAAAGAAGTATTAAAGTCGAGCGCTATTTTAAGCTCATTTTTAAAGCAAAACTCAGACGATCACTATAACTTTGAAGAAGAAATTGATTATAAAGTTTCTAGCGGATCGCTACAGTTAGATTTGCGACTGGGCGGTGGTCTCTGTCCAGGTTTACACAGATTCTGCGGGATGAATGAAGGAGGCAAAACTTCCCAAGCATTATCTTTCATGAAGCAATTTTTAGAAACAGTCCCGAACTCTAAGGGCTTTTACATCAAAGCAGAAGGCCGCCTCTCCAAAGAGATGCGCGAGAGAGCTGGTGTCAAATTCGTCTTTAAACCAGAAGAGTGGGAAATTGGAACCTGCTTCGTATTCGAAAGTAATATTTACGAAACCGTAGTTCAAGCAATGAGGGAACTAGTTTCCAAAAACGAAGAAGATAATCGTTATTATTTTCTGCTTGATTCTGTCGATGGACTTATTACAAAAGGAGATCTCGACAAAGATTTCTCTGATTCTAACAAGGTCGCTGGCGGTGCTGTTATCGCAGCAAACTTTATGAAACGCTTGTCCATCGCTCTAGCTAAGAGAGGCCACATGGCAGTGTTTATTAGTCAGGTGCGAGCAGACATCAAACTTGATCCCTATTCCAAAGCTCCAGTTCGGCAGACAACTGCTACTGGTGGTAACGCGCTTCTTCACTTTGCGAATTGGATTCTTGAATTTGAACCTCGATACAAAGGAGACCTAATTCTTAAAAATCCAGAGCTTCATATCGATGCCGCAACCAATCCGATTCTTGGTCACTTTGCTAAGGTCACTGTCAAAAAATCACCAAATGAGAAAACTAATCTCACCATTGCTTATCCAATTAAATACGGTCGAACTAATGGCAATTCGATATGGATTGAAAAAGAAATCGTTGACCTTCTTCTTATCTGGGAATTCATTACAAAAGGTGGATCATGGTATACTCCCACGGAAGAGTTTGAAGAATTATTAGCAGAAAATTCTCTTCCCGTTTTTGGCAAGGCTCAAGGAATAAATTCTGTATTTAATAAAATTGAACAAGATCCATTGCTAAGCAAATTCTTAATTGGTTATTTCAAGAAAGCGATTTGCGATGAAGTTTAAAACCATCAACGGCTCTGTCGTTGAACTAAAAAACCCCAAAAGATACTTAATAAAATGGAGGGGCAAGAGCCGCAGTAAGTTTCAACTTTCAGTTAAAGAATTTCTTTTGCCGTATTGGAAAAATGATATAGTCTTTGAAGAGTTTAAACTTGCTGGGACTCGCCTCTCTCTCGATTTCTATAATGCAAATAAAAAAATTGCCATAGAAGTCCAAGGAAGCCAACATACGAAATACGTAGAGTTTTTTCACGGTAATCGTTTTCAATATTTACAACAATTAAAAAGAGATGAAAAGAAATTAAAATTCTGCGAAGCCAATGATATTACTCTTATTGAAATATATCCGAAAGATAAAATCAATGAAGAGCTTTTTTTATCATTTGGCGTGATTTTATGATTGACAAACTACTTAGATACCCTACTATTCGTCCAGATGATATACAACTTAGAATTAGAAAAACAACTTTTAGCTGCTCTCATCAAAGAGCCAGAAAGTTATTGCGAAATTTCAAGCTTTATTAGTCACAAGGACTTTTATAGCGAAGACTCTGGACTTCACAGTTCTATTTTTACTGTGATTAAACAGGCCATTGATGCAAGCGATCAAATTGACGAAGTCATTGTAGCCCAAAGAGTATCCTCTCTTGGTCTGACATTTGAAGACAGGCTTAACCCAGCTGATTATATTCGATCTCTTGCCATGAGAAAAGTCCCGCATGGCAATTTAATCAAAACAGCCAAGGAATTAAAGAAGTTTACGATACGTCGAGAGCTTTATGAATCGGCTCAAGAAATTGCAAGAAAGATGAAGGCTATTGCGCCAGAGTCTAGCTATAGTCAAATTATTAGTGCGGCAGATGATTCTTATAATTCTCGCATCAATCTATATGAGATAGGCAACGATACTCCAGAAAACATCTATGAGGAAATGGAGGCTCTTATCGAGGAGCGCGGTAATAACCCTATTACTGAATTCGGGATGATGGGGCCACATGAAAAAATTAACGACATATATGGATCGCTACTTAGACCTGGAAATATTACAGTTATCGTAGCGAGAAGTGGAGTAGGAAAGACCCAATTTTGCATGGACTATGCTACAAAGGTCTCAATAAAATACGATGTCTCAGTTCTTCATTTTGACAACGGAGAGATGAGCAAGGAAGAACTTATCATGCGCCAGTGCGCGGCTATCTCTGGAGTCTCTATGCACCTACTAGAAACAGGCAATTGGAGAAAGGCTGGCCCACAAGTCGTAGCTCAAGTTCGATCTACTTGGGAAAAAATTAAAAACCTTAAATTCTATTACTATAATGTTGGTGGAATGGATGTGGATGCCATGATCAAAGTTCTTAAACGATTCTATTATGCAAAAGTTGGCCGTGGTAATAAAATGATTTTCTCATTTGATTATATCAAGACGACTTCCGAAGCTAGTGGCGGAAAGAATGAATGGCAAGTGGTTGGTGAAATGGTTGATAAATTCAAGAAGTGTATTCAAAAAGAAGTTCTTCATGAAGGAGACCCGATCATACCAATGATCACATCGGTTCAATCTAATCGAAGTGGCATCACCAACAATCGTCAATCACAAAATATTGTTGACGATGAAAGCATTGTTTCTCTATCAGACAGAATCACTCAGTTCTGTTCTCATATGTTTATTCTTCGTAATAAAACTGCGGATGAAATTGAAACTGAAGGTCGCAACTTTGGCACTCATAAGCTGATTAATGTAAAAGCTAGACATCTTGGCAGAGACATTGCTGGCGCTGTAGAACCGATTAGAATTGGAGACACTTTACGCAAAAACTTTATCAATCTAGAGTTTCATAATTTTTGCATTACAGAAAAAGGCGATCTACGCGACATTGCTCGCATAGCTGAAGGTGGAGCAGATCTAGAAGATAATGAATCAGATGACATACCCAACTTCCATTGATCCAATACATATTAAGCCTACTCTTGAAAAAATAGGGTATCGCTTAATCGACTGTGGCAATCATTGGCGCACAAAAGCTCTGTATCGAGGTGGCGATAATGATACTGCTATTTGTGTTTATAAAAACAGTGGAGTATGGACTGATTTCGCACAGGGCAATCAAAAATTTCCATTCGAAAGACTTATCAAATTAACTTGCGGTTCTGATCAGAACACTGTTAAAAAAATTCTGTCATCAATCAATAAATCCGAAGAATACGTATACATCGCAAAACAAACAATCGAAATGGACGCAATTTACCCTGAATCAATGTTAAACAATCTATTCCCAAATTTTTCTTTTTACAAGAAGAAGGGTTTATCAGATGAGACTCTTAATTTTTATAAAACTGGATTAGCTCAGTCTGGAAAGATGTATCGACGAATGGTATTTCCAATTTATAATGAGCATGGCCAAATCATAGGATTTAGTGGCAGAAAAATAGATTCTGAAAATGATAAGATTCCGAAATGGAAACATATTGGCAAGAGAAAAAATTGGATTTATCCAGCATATATACCTTCTGAAGAAACGATTGATTCTATTATTCGCAAGAGTGGCGAAGTGGTAATCGTGGAAAGTGTAGGTGATAGCATGGCCCTTTTCGAATCTCACGTTAAGAATACGCTTGTATCTTTTGGATTGGGGTGCCAATCCATCATGTTATCATATCTCAGCTCGTTTCCAGTAAAGAGAATTGTAATTGCGGGAAATAATGATCTAGATGGTGAGAACCACGGTTATTTCGGATGCGTTAAGACTCTACTAAGTCTTCTGCCGTATTTTGATTTTAAATGCATTGAAATTAACCTACCACCAGAAAATCATAACGACTTCTCTGATGCACTTACTTCTGGAGTAGATCTAAAAAAATGGTATAATACTCCTGTAGACCGTTCTCAATTCACAAAGGAATTAATTACTTTCGTAGCGGCGAACAAGCAGAAATTTAAAGAAAAAGATCTGTCCATGTTAAGAAAAGTATTAAAATCTGTATGAGTGAACCAAAGAATTCGTTATCCGCCAGTCGCATTAAAACCCTCCAGTCTTGTAGCTGGATGTATTACGCCAAGTATATTATTGGCATACCAGATAAAGGTAATGACGGAAGTTCTCGCGGCACAGTTTGTCATTTAATATTTGAAGTTCTTGGCGATCCTCGTAGAAAAAAAACTTACGATAAGATTATCAAAAAACAAAATGTTTTCGCGGTGAAGTCAATTGAGAAATTAATTTTCAAACATGCGAAGCGTCTTGGAGTGGATGATGATGACAATATTGAGTTGATTAAAAAAATGACACTCAATGGGTTAATGTATGACTTCTTCGGTTTAACTGTTGGCAAACCATCTCTTGCTGTATCAGAACAGGACTTTGACATCGTTGTTAATGACGGCAAATTTAAATACAAAATAAAAGGATTTATTGATAAACTGTTTCTCTATAAGAAGCAAAAGTTTGCACTCATTCGAGATTTTAAAACTAGCCGCGAAACTTTTAAAGGTAAAGAAGTCAAAGATAATTTGCAGGACTACATGTATAGTCTTGCCGTAAAACACTTGTTCCCCGAATATTCGGATAGAGCGAGCGAGTTTCTATTTTTGAAATTTGAATTAGACGACTCTAAGAATTCAGGCATCATTCGCATGGCTCCAATCACCGATGATGACCTAGAAGGTTTTGAGCATCAACTGACAGCCATTCAAGAATACCTCGATAATTTCTCCGAAGAAGATGCTTCTTCCAACTTTGCTTCTAGACAGCCATTTCCAAAAGATAAAACATTTTGCGGCCCACTGCAATGTGGTTTTGCTAAATATCCAGGCCAATTAAAATTAGACGGAACTCCCATGTGGGCATGTTCCTGTAAATGGGCTTTTGACTATTTCTCCGTTATAGATGAAAATGGTAAGCAATTAAAATCATATTTTAATGAATCAGACATTCCAGAAGGACAAAAATACGAGAAACGTAGCTATAAAGGTTGTCCTTCACATCAAAAAAAGTCTTGACATCATGATGAGGGTGCATTACTCTCATCTCGATGACGCCAATATTCACCTCTCATTTTTCGTTGAGTAAATCCATTCTCACGCTACAGCATCCAGACAAGCAAACGTCTGATGGATCTGATAGCATTTTTTCAATTGCTAAAGATGGAGGCATTAAGCACCTCTTCTTAGTTGAGGAATCAATGACTGGCTTTTTTGAGGCCTTTAGAATTTCAAAAGAACTCGGCATTGATCTGCACTTTGGTTATAAATTTACATGCTGTAACTCTGATGAAGATGAAAAGTCTAATCATAAATTAATTGCGTTTGCCAAGAACGACAATGGTTGTAAAGCTCTAAATAGATTCTACTCATTCATCAACACTAATAAAAAAGGTGCAATCTCTAACGATGATCTATCTTTACATTGGAGCGAGGATTTGATGCTAGCTGTTCCGTTTTATGATTCATTTATTTTTAATAATCAAATGATTATGGGCAATTGCATTCCTAATCTTAGCAAATTGAATCCAGTATTTTTTATAGAAGACAATGGCTTGCCTTTTGATAATCTTATCTCACAAGCCGTTGCTCACTATGTATCTGAAACGACGCCCAATTATTCTACACAGTTGGTGAAATCTATTTTTTACAAGCACAGGTCTGATTGCGATGCACTTCAAACATATAAAATTTTAGGTCGTCGCACATTTGGAAAACAGGCAACCATCTCTAGCCCCAACTTAAATCATTTTGGTAGTGATGAATTTTGCTGGGAATCTTATTGCGACAAACTTAATACAGCCATCAATTAATTATGAACGACTTACTTAGATTCAAACATAATCAAAACTACATAGTTATTGATTGCGAGACGGAGGGGTTAAATCTTACCTCTTCTAAACCTTGGCAAGCTTCATGGATTATTTGTCGCGGCAATAAGATCATTTCAAAACATGATCATTTTATTCGTTGGGATGATATTGGTGTATCTACTGATGCCGCTAGAATTACAGGTTTCGATAAAGATCATTACTATTCAAAAGCTGAAGATCCTATGCTAGTTTGGGATAAGCTTTCCAAGTATCTTTACGATCCCTCATTTGTGATAATCGGTCAAAATATACTAGGTTTTGATGTTTACATGCTAAATGTCTGGCGCAAACAAATGGGTCTTAATAGCGATTACTCTTATATTGATAGAATCATCGATACAAAGTCTATATCAACAGCTATTTTTAAAAACATCTTGCCCGATAAAGAGCATCTTTTATCATGGCAGTATAAGATGCTACATATTCGTGAAAAGGGTTTAAAAACTAGTCAAGCGTTCATGCTGAAATATTACGATATTCCTCATGACCCCAAAAGACTTCACGATGGTCTTTACGACGTCCAAATGACTTTCGAGATTTTCAAAAAACAAATTTTCAATATTGATCTATGATTAAACAATTCACATCTTACATATCACCATTTCCAGCTGGAGTAAAACTCCCTAAAATTCAAATTGAAGAGCGCCATTATCAGGTATTAGGCATTTCTAATACAACTTCCAACTTTGACTTTTTACGTCATTTGTGTTTTGAAGGAATCAAGAAACTTGGAATTATTGATTTCCCCAATAAAGAAAAATACTTTGAGCGTCTCAAGATGGAATTATCTGTCTTTGAAGAGTTGGGCTTTATTGATTATGTTCTATTGAATTGGGACATTATTAACTTCTGTCGCGAAACTGACATCCCTACGGGCGCAGGTAGAGGCTCGGCCCCATCGAGTCTTGTTTTATACGCCATTGGCGTAACTAACATTGATCCTATCAAACATGATTTATTCTTCGAACGATTCGTTTCTAAAAGCCGTGCGCGAAAAATCGAACATAATGGCGAAATCTTTTTGGATGGCTCTCT